TAAAATCATATTATTGAACTCTAAAGACAAAGTTGGTTCAAGGGCAGCCTTCAACCAATTTACGGCGCTTGATTTATCTAACAGAGGACAGACACAAGATATCATTAACGGACTTATGCTTATTGAAGATTTAGGAAGAAAGTTCGTAGGGCTTTCTAAAGAGCGTACAGGAGAAGTTGGACAGTATCAGACTGCATCAGGAACTGATAGAGCTGTAACAGCCTCTAATGCACGAACAGAAGTGTATTTCAGTCCTTTTGATGAGTTTGTTCAAGCCTTATTGGACAAAGTCCTTATGAAGAGCAAAAGCGTTTACAAAAAAGGACAAGTATTTCAGCACATCTTTGGAGATCTCAAGACAAAGTTCCTTACCATATTTCAGGACTACTTCAACTCAGACCTTGGTATCTATTTTGCTGACAGGTTTAAGAACAAAAAGGATAAAGAGATTATTGATATGGCGGCACAACAAGCCCTGGGCAACGCTACTGAAAAAGAACTTATTCTTGACCTTATAAACGTGCTTCAGACAGACAGCGCAACGGAGAGCAAAGCCATCCTTGAAAAGAGCTTAAAAGCATTTCAGTCTTTACAGGCTGAAAACGCTAAAGCGGCTCAAGCGGCTGAAGAAGCCAAAATGCAACATGAAATGGCTAAAGAAGATCGTATTGATTCCAGAGATAAAGCTAAGAACCTCAACAATATCGAGGTAGCTAAAATCTATGCTGACAACAAAACTTTCAATGAACACGAACAGCGAAGTACTGAAGAACTTATTGCTGCAGCTAAACTTTCTAATGACCGTTTAAAGATTGAAAAAGATTCTTTGAAGAATGATAAACCTAAACCGGCACCAAAAAGTGATAGTAAATAATTTATTACATTTGTGAATATAATTTAAAAATCAGAAAAACTTTATTATTATGCCAGACAACATTAACGACATGGAATTGGAAGATAATTTCTTCGAGCAAGATGAAATCGCCAATGAAAAATCCTTTATGGATGAATTTGAACCGCCAGTACCTTTCAATCAGGTAATGGACATTACAACCGATGAACCTAAAGGTGGTTCAGAGGAACAAAAGAAAGATGAAGAGGAAGGAACCGTTGAAGCTTTTAAGTTCGACGATACTTTGGCAGAGGAAGAAAAAGCGGAATTGGCAGAGCTTAACGCAAAGCTTGGTACCGACTTTGAATCTATGGCCAAATTAAAAGAGTCTTTGAAAACTGAAGACAAAAAAGGTGAAGAAGCTCAAATCGATCAGGAAAGACGATATATCAACTACTTCAAAGACTTGCTTGATGTAAGAAAATACAATGACAGCGCCCTTATTTTTGAGGACAAAAAAATCACAGCTATCAACAACAATGAAAATCTTGGTGATGAAGATGTGATAGAACGTATCAAAGCTGAAGTTTCTTTACTTGAGGATAGCGGAATGACTTCATATGCCGCTAAAGCAATCAGAGATAATCTGACTATGCACCTTGAGAAAAAAGAAGCTGTAGTAAACCAATATGATAGTTCAAGACAGCTTTCATCACAACAAAAAGAATTAAAATATAAAGAAGAATTGCAGGCTGGTATCAATGAGATCTTTAAACAAGGAAAGTTTCTCAATATTAAGCCCACAAGAGAAGATTTGCTGGATATCTATAAAGATGTTAGCAAGAATAAACATATAGAACACCTAAAAGCTAATCCAAAAGATGCCGTAGAATACGCGCTATTCAAACGTTATAAGGATGTTATCCTTAAAAGTTTGGAGAAACCTGATTTTAACGCTGGGGTAAAGAACACTCTAAAAGAGTTCGGAATGTCAAGTTCAGAACAAACCGGCAAGCCTGCTAACGACATAAGCAAAGGCGGTAATGAGGAAGAGCTTTCATTTTTACAAAAGTTTGCAAAATAACCACAGACAAAGTCAGTGGTTCAAACGTATGTAAAAATGCAATGGTGTAATATATCAGGAGCCATCCTTGAAGACAAAGTCATTAAGGACTAACCATTTTAAAAAGATTCATTAACTAATTTTAACAACTTTAAAATGGGAACATTATTAAGAGGGATTACCGAAAGGTTCAACCCACAGATTCATACAGAAGAGAAATCTCTTACTGTAAATATGGCTAAACATATGGCCATTAAAAATAAGTCCTTTGACTTATTCGCTTCAAAAAACAAATTCATATCCTGGCTTTATGCTACAGGTCGTGTGAATATGGGTGCTCAAGCGGGAAAAGTAATGAAAGCCAATAACACGATCCACGATAATGCGTTTCGTATTTCGTACAAAGGTTCGTTGTTTATTCCATCTTATGCGTATGGAAAAACCTATTTTGCTAATACAGTAGCGGAAGTCTTAGCGATTGATGGTAATGACTTGACAGATCAAGTTGGAGCTGTTGTCTATGATGGTAACGTAATTAACGCTGCTGGTGTAAGCCACAATGTTTATGTTGCAATTGGTGTTACGCATGATCCTACAAACAATATTTTTGGTGACAAATACAACGAGGGCGATGTTATCGCTTTAGGTGCTTATTCAGGAACCAACATTATCGTTATGGGAAAACCTGTAAAAGCCACTAATGGAACCCACTACATTGTGTATGGTAAAATTAACGGTAAATCAGGATTGTTTGTTGCTGCTCACGTAGCTGCAGGAGAATTACTTGCTGAAGCTGGTAACAGATTTGGTGAAGGATCAGAGAGAGGTTATCAAAGAGAGCGTAGAACTAAATGGAGAATTAACTATTCTTTCATTTCTCGTGCTACCTTGACTATGACCGGTTCTGCTTTGAGTCAAAAAGTTGCTGTAATCTATAATGACGAAACTCGTGCTTCCATGTGGGAATACGAAGCTGTTATGGATTTAAGAGAAAAACACGCTATGGATATGGAAATGGGTGCTCGTCATTCAAGAATGTCTATGGATCCTTCTTCTCACGCTTGGTACGAAAATTATGGTACTAACTTATTAACTCTTGATGGCTTTACTGCCGCTATGGGTATTGTTGCGCCTGTTATTGGTGATGGTTGGATTCCTCAGTTGGAAGACAGTTTCACTATCAGTTATGATCCAAATGTTGCTTTCCCAATTGAGAAACTGCAATTGTTTATGACCATTTTGGCACAACGCTCACCAAATGGAAGCACTGGCAACACTTTTGTTATACTTGGAGACAAGTTAGCTCATATGGTTGTTGATACTGCCTTAAAACTGTTAATTGGTGTTTCTGCCGATGCAGCCGTTACTACTTTGAATAACAGTAATGTTGTTTACAACGTAAGAACAGGAGAGAAAAACAAAGTTGGTTTTACTGTAGATCAGTACTACTACTTGGAAAACAGTATTATCTTCATTGAAGATGAATTGTCTAACCATCCAGCATTTGCACCTCAAAACGGTGGTATCATCGGAACAGGTAATATGTATGTACTTAACGCTACTATGGTGAATGGTGTTTCTAACATTGACTTGTTAGCACGTTCAGGTAGAGAGCTTAGAGCTAAATACATTGATGGAATGCATTCATTGGATCCTAAACGTGATGGTTCGCCAGTAGCGTTCAGTGGATTTGATGGTGGTCGTTTTGATTTGTTAAGTGAAATCTTACCTATCATCTACTCAACTGAAAGTTGTGGTATTATCAAAGCCAGCGCTAAGTTTGCGGGTGGAGCCTTATCAGGTGAAGCTATAGCATCACAAAAAGCGGTTACTTGGCATTACTAACCAATTGGAGATAGGGGGATATTTCTATATCCCCCAACTCTCTTTTTTAAAAACAAAATCAGAAAACAAATGGAAGAACAAGAATTATTAGCAGAAAGAAAGCCAAAAGTATGGCATGACGTCCACATCAAAGGACAGTGGAGATTGGTTTATAGGGTTGACAACAGTCAGGGTGTAACAGCTTTTGGTGGTTATCAATTACCTCCATATCCAAATCCTTTTACCGGAGAACAAACTTATCTGAGAGATGTTGATAGAAGAGCCTTAACAGGTTATATGATTGACAGAATTGTTAAAGTTTTAAATCCTGAAGAATCAGAAAATGACAGACTTCTTATTTCATGGCTTATATGTCATCCTGAAGTTACAGTGATGAATGTAAAAGATTTGGATCAGATAATCTTAAAGAAAAAGATTTCGGACAAAATTACATTGGTTAATCTGGACTTTGAAGAAGCTGACAAAATTGATGAAGAAGACTACATAGATAAACTTGTTGGCTTATTAAGCCTTGATAGTGGAACTAAAGCTGTAGGTCTTTCAAAATTAAGATACATTATGGCTCAAGCGGGCCTAAGTTATAGAGAACCGAGATTTGATGATGATGCAGATGCTGAGAAAAAAGCATTGCGTTCAAGACTTAAAAACTATGCGAGAAGAAGCATAGAAAATGCTCAGATAATCAATGATATTATGAGCAAGATTAATGATGCTCAAGACACTTACGAATTTAAAGAAATGGTTCGTTTAAAAGTATTGGATTTTGTGAATGGCGTTTATAAGATTGGCGGTGTTCCGGTAGGTACAAGTCAAGAAACGGTAACTGTATTTTTCATTAATAATCCAGAGGTAAAAACTGAAGCGTTATCACAGTTGTACAAAAAACTAAAATAATTTCAAATGGCTTATACAATTAAACATCTTTACGATAAAGTAATCGAGGGTTCCGATAAAATGGGATCTGATTTTTTTGATGTTCCTTACGTGATGAATAGGTTGGTTACGGCCACTTATGACTTTATTGGTGAAACAGTGAAGTATGTGGAAAATACCCAAGAGATACGAGACGACTTATTGGCGCTGTATAAGCCATTTAAAATTGCTGTGGTAATAGATCCTAACGATGATGAGTTCGTTGCTGTAGCACTTCCTAATGACTATTTGCACCTAATGAGCGCAAAAGTTATAGATGCTGATGTTAAGGTTCGTGAAACAAACCTAATCAGACATGGACAAAATGAAATTCAAGAAATAGATCCGGACACGCGTGCAACCGCAGAGTACCCTATCATTTACCTTTATAATACTTTAATGAGAATTGTATCACCAGGAATGCCTACACACGTTCAGGGTTTTTACGTTAAGAAACCTACGTTTGGCTTGTATTCAGACCAAGACGATATAGAAACAGAGATTGCAGTGAATTTGCCTGATAATTCAACAGAGCAGATTATAAAGACTATTATCAATGACATTTTTGTTGCAACAGGAGATCCTCGCGCACAAGTTCAGTATATCAACAAAGAAACCTTTAGAAACCGCAAATAATGAAAACGACTGAAGAAAGTATTGTTTATCAATTGCTGAGTAGCATAAGGGCAGGAGAACTCGCCAATGATGAAGTTATCACAGAAAGACGTATTCGTTCCTTTCTGAGAACTCACAGAGCAAATGAAATTTTTAAAGCTTTTGATAAAGGTGCTCAGATTTCAGACCAGTGCTTTCAAAAAGTTGAACTTAACCTTGTTAGATTTGGAAAAATAGAATGGGAGTCACCAATCCCTCAAATTATCCAACTACCAAACAATTTTGGTGTAAAGTTTATGACTCCTGGCTTTACAAACATATCTGTTCTTGATGAAGAAAATTATCATCTTAGTAAATTCAGTCCTGTAAACAGATTTCTGCCTGTAGCTAAAATAGAAAATGGAAAACTTCTATTAAGAGTTCCCGGACCAAGTCCTTACGCTATGAATTATGGTAGAGGAAGTGCTATTCTTACGGCTTGTTTAGATGCAAATATCGCTAAAGCTGTTATATCAGTAGTTCTTGAAGATCCTGATGATGGTATTGGTTATGACTGGACTACATCACCATATCCAATAAGTCCTGAAAATATACAGACCTTAAAAGACAATATCTTGAGAAAAGAATTTCAAATGATATTGGGCACAAAAGCAGACCAAGTACCTAACACTAAAAATGATATTCTAAGAAATAATGATCAAGGTACAGTACAACAGTAATATTGGAATCAACGAGTTCTATGAGATTCAAGAAAAGCGTAGAGACAAATACCCTTCACGATATTTCTTCTGGTTAAATCCTTCGACCAAAAAAATCAAGATTGGCAGAATACTTTACCGTAAAATCATAGGTTCATACTTTGAAAACTATTTCAAAGATTTCTACAGTCATAAAGCTGTTCAGTACTTTCCCCTTTCCGGGAAAATATACAAGGTAAAAAGCAATAAGTTTTATTCAAAAGGGCAAAAGAAGAGCATCACCGAAGCTATAAATTGGGTATGGTTCTTACGCCCTGCAATGAATTACGCATCAAACATCAAACTTATCAAAACCAAAGGCAGTTCTTCCCTTATAGGAAGACTTGAGAATGAGTTTCGTTCTGTATTTGATGTTCAGAGTTTAAGAGGTACAAAACCTTTGATGATACAGGTTATTAACAACGATAAACTATATAAAGAATGTTAAGCGGAATCGTATATTTTGAGGAAATCGTAGAGAATATAAAAGATGCTACCGGACATACAAATCTCAGGAATATGTATAGCCGAATTAAGCGTTTTGTATTTAACGTTGAAAACGATATTGGTGCCGGAGGTGTTATGGTCGTAAAGACAAAACAGCTTACTATAGGCGATGGTTTTTATGATGGAAAACGAATCATAATTCCTTATGACTTTATATCAGAATGGAGCTATGGAGACCTTACTTCAGGAAAAAGATATGGTAATGTTATAGAACTTTATAATGATGGCCCTGATGAGCTTGATTTTAAATATGTAGGCTTTTTGCTTGATGAAAACGGAAACCCTTTTACCACGCGTAACAGGCTTTCAGCAGTAGTTGCTTATGCGGTTTACAGAATGTATTCTTCAAAAGTATTTATGAAGGATGGCGGTAACGCTAACGTACTTCAAATGTTCAAGATCCAATATGAAGATGAAGTTTTGGCAGCGAGAGGAAATGACGCTTTCCCTACTGAAGCTGACTTTGAAATGTTGGGTTACATAAAAGGTGGTGGTGCTTTTGAAGCAATGACAAATTGTGGAATGAGAACCATTAATACAGGTGTAAATAATCCTGGTCTTATAGATATTGCTCTTCCTGATGCAGATCCTACTTGTTATGGCTTTATGGAAGGTATTTCTTTTTCTGAAACTATTGTCTTAGGAGAAATGGGAGTTTTGGAAACAAAACAAATGTTAGGTATTTCAAATGGTCAAGCAATTGTTTCTGGAATTATGAGATTGTTTGCAAACCCTAATCACGCATTGGTTGGTGTTTCAAATGGAAGTGCTAATGCCACTACCGGAACACTATTAGACCAATTTGTTACTGTAGCTTGTAATGAAAGTTTCTCTTACAACGGAGTACAAGGAACCTTCTCGTTTAGACTTGATTTAGGTACCGCAGTTGGATGGGCTGGACTTCATTATTCAGCTTTTGCTATTCCTGACCGTTTCAGAATTGAATACGATGGCGTGGAAGTTGCCAATAGTAAATTTGTAGGAAGTTCTACAGGTTCTTTGGCAAACTTATTAAATCTTGGTTATACCCTTGATGAAATTAATTTAGGTACAGCTTACAGTACAGGACTTCTTGAATTTAAGAAAACTAAAGCCGCGATTACTTACGCTGTCGTATATGTAGATGCACCACTTGGGGGAACTGCATGGAGAATAAGTGGACAATGTGTTGTTGAATCTAATTTTATACTTGGAAGTTCTGATGCTACAGGAACTCTTACAAGTAATACTGCCGGAAGTTTAATAGTTGGTTCAAGTAATAGCAGTTTGTCTGTTACAGGTACTTTAAGAGCGCCTTCAGCTAAAATGGAAGTAAGAACTTTAGGTCAAACAACAATTACAGCCAATCTAACTCAAAAACTAAATGTTTATGTCTTTACAGGTATTTGGAATTATCCTGATGAAGTTCATCCATTAGGAGGACAGGTGACGTATGTAGACAATACCGGTCAATATATTGAAACAGGTATATGGGTTGGAGACTTTGTAACTATATACGCCTACCGTATTGTACAGACTGTAGGTGCAGCTCTTGAGTCTGTAAACGGAGAATAAACATTAAAAAATAAATTAGTAAATTTGAATCGTTAATTAAATAATAATCCTTTAAATCTTTTAATCATGAGTAAATCAAATTCATTTGAAACCCAATTGTTATCGCACTTGTTCAACAATGCGGCTATTGCTAACGTGGGTGATGTAGCTGGACTTCCAGTAGCAGTTACAGCAGGTTCTTTTTGGGTACGTTTGTACACATCAGCAGTCGCTGTTGATGATGCCACAATCGGAACAGAATGTGCCTATACAGGTTATGTTGCAAGAGGTGTAGCCGTTGCACGTTCAGCTGGTGGTTGGACCATTGCCGGTAACAATGCTTCCAATACAGCAGCTATCACTTTTGGTGCTTGTACAGCAGGTTCTGAAACTGTTCGTTATTTCGCTATTTGGAAAGACAACACAACCACTGTAGACGCACAGCGTTTGTATTGGGGCCAGTTGACTTCTGATTTGGCTGTAAGTGCGGGTATTACACCTGAGTTCGCTATAGGCGCACTTGATGTAAACGAGGACTAATTGCTATCAAATTAATGCAACTAACCTCAACTTTATCGTTGGGGTTTAGTTGTTTTAAATAACTACTAAAATCAAATCTGATGACTTTATCTGAATATGTAAATCATATAATTACAGAACCAATTTTGACAGAACAGGAATGTAATGATTTTAGGGAAGTTTTAAATGAAGGCAATCCGAGTGTTGAAAAGCTTGATGCCATATTTAAAGTTTCAGAAGTAGCAAACTTAAACAGTCCTTTATTAAAAGAAATTCTTATTTCAGAAAGCTTAAACTATTTGTTTCAAGACAGTACCACTTCAGAAGAAAATGAACAAATAGATTGGATCGAACTCGCCACAGGTGATAGATTTTTAAAATACTTAGACAAATACAATGTTCCTTTAGATTTCAAAAAGGAACTCTTTTTGAAAATAGAACAATATGCTCAAAACAATTTGTCTTTACTCTTAGTTGACGCCATAAACAACTCAAAACTATAATATGGCTTATCCGGTATATCAGGGAACAGGTGGAATTGCGGTTGCTTCAACAGGAACTACCGTTGCCGTAACTTTACCTTCTGGTATTGCCATTGACGATATTCTTATCGCCAATATTATGCACGCCGCCGGAAGTGTTCCTACGGCGCCCGCAGGATGGACTTCTATACAATCACAAGTAGGTACCACATCTAACTATTCTTATCAATCTTTTTATAGAAGAGCAACAGCTGCAGAAAGCGGAACTGTTACTTTTACAGGAATAACCTCTTCGGGTATTTTAGCGGGTATCATTTATCGTTTTAATGGATGTATTACAGCTGGGGCGCCTTATCAATCATTATTATCTCCTGGTGTAGCGCCAACTACCGGAACTACAAAAACAGTCACCCCTACGGGTGCTTCAGGTTCTGGTCATAGATTAGGTATTGTTTTAGGTATCACTGAGGATGACACTTGTACAAGTATTGCCGGAACCGGATGGACACAAGCATCACTACTTACAAGCGCATTAGGAACTGACGTTTCATTTGCCCTTGCCAGAAAAAATTTAATGACCGGAGATAGTACAGGGTTGGTCACGTTGACAATGAGTGTTTCATTGGACTTTGCATCTGTAGTTTCTTTGATATTAGTTGGTGTAAATGATCCTATTGTCGGAAGTATAAATCCGGGTGCAACCACAAGCGGTGATTTAATAGGTAAAAGATTTGCGGTATCTTCAATAAATGCAGTTGCTACTACTGCAGGAGACCTTCAAGGTCTTTATTTATTGCCAACTTATGTTAATAGTGGTGCTATAGCGGAAACAGCTTATCCTGATTTAAACGTTCCATATCCAACAGGTATACTTGAAGATGATATATTGATTTTAACTTTGTTCACTTCTTTTGGATACATTTCAAGTGTTAGTCTTCCGGGATGGACTCAAATTTCAATAGAGATAAAAAGTACAGCTGAAGAAATTGCGTATTATTGGAAGCGAGCAGATGGAACAGAAAGCGGAAACCTAAATATAGATAATGATATTAATCATTTTGAACTTGCTGGTAAAATTGACAAATACAGAGGTTGTAAGACTACGGGAACGCCATATGAAGGCTTAACTGAAAATGCATGGTCAATTGTTACAAATGGTTCATTAAGTCTTGGAAATTCAAGTGGGAATGATAGATTAGCAGTAATTAATGTTTTATGCTTCGGAACTAATGGCTATACAGATACGGCAACAGGATATACTTTAAAATCTAATCAACTTGAAAGTGTTAGAATGGTTGTATATACAGAGTATATAGCAACTTCCGCAACTAACGATGGCACTGCATCATTTACTATTTTCAGTACTTATCATCAGGAAACAGGTTTCTTTTTATTGCCTCCAACACCTCCTACCGATCCGATTTCAGGAACGATATCAGCTTCAGCAAGCCTTGTAGGTGTGATGCTTGCAAAGATGATGATAGATTCAAGCATCAATCCTTCAGCTACTACTTCTGGTATTGTAACAAGTAAAAGATTTGCTCTTGGTGTTATTAATAACGTTGCTTCAACTGTAGGTATTATAACAAGTAAACGATTTGCTTTAGGAGTAATAAACACATCAACTTCTACAGCTTCAATTCTTATAGGAAAAGGGAAGATATTAGGCGTTTCTGCCGTCAACTTTCTTGTTGCTGACAATCTTAGTTATAGTTTTTCCATGTCACTTCATAGTGCCAACTTATTTTCGATAGGAAATACTATAAGAAATCTTAATTCCATTTTAGAATATGTTGAATTCCGTTTATCTAAAACAGGAACTCCGAGTTTTGATATAGTAGCAAAAATATTTGCCGTAGATGGAAGTGACCTTCCAACTACTTTATTGCAAACAAGTACAAACGTCATAAATACTTCTGCTGTAACAGCTACAGGATGGTATAAATTTTATTTTGACAATACCACTTTATATAATCAGGATATTGCTATTGTAATTGAAAGAATAAATCACGTTTCAAGTGATGCTTCAAATAGTATCAGCGTTTCAACCAATCCAAATACTTACAGTAAAGATGGTGTTTATAGATTAACTCAAGAGGTAAGTACAGCATGGGTTTTAGGTTCTATCTATTCAACAAAAATATCTTTAAAAAAGCATTCAGCCTCCGCAATTTTAGCGCAACAAGTAATTATTGGAACGTTAGCGGGGAATTCTAATGCTTCAGCAAGTACAGTTTCTGTATTAATAAACGGAGTAACCATTGTTCCGATTTTCGGAACTGTAAACGGAATTGCTACAATAGCCGCTATTCTTAAAGGCAAAGGTATTGTTCAGGCAGTGAGTAATACGGCAATGACCACAAGCGGTGTCATTCGTGCAAGAGGTTCTTTGGTTGACAGTGAAACTTCTGTAGCTACAACTTCCGGTGTCCTTAAAGGCACAGGAAGAATTGCTGCAAACGAAAATAACAATGCTACCACAGCCGGAGTTTTAACATCTAAGAGATTTGCCTTAGCAACTGTTAATGCTTCGGCTTCTACAGTTTCAGTACTAAAAGGCAAAGGGGCGCTTACAGGAGTTTCAAATGAGTCCATTACAACGTTAGGTGCACTTATTAGTAAAATCTATGCACTTGTAACAGTAAACGGCATTGCAAGCACTGTAGGTGTCTTAAAAGCCAAAGGAAAGCTTGAAGGAATTTCTCAAGCTTCAGTTACCACTTCAGGTACACTTACCAATGATGCAATGTTTGGTACGTCAAACGCTATTGCATCTACTCAAGGACTTTTAAAAGCTAAAGGTTCTTTAAGTGCAACAAATAACAATACGGCAACAACCTCCGGGTTATTAAATTCAAATCTTAAAGGAACCGTTGTAGTAAATACCACAACAATCACCTTTGGGATATTAACCGGAAAAGGAAGGATATTAAGTACTGTAAACGATAATGCAACTACAGCTGGTATTCTTACTTCAGACAAACTTATTTATGCTGAATCTTTTGGCGTAGCGACCTTGGCGGGAACGCTATCAGCCAAAGGCACAATGGCGCGGAACATTTACGGTTCTACAATAACCACAGGGGTTTTAACTTCCAAAGGACGATTACTCGGAGAAGCTATTCAGACAGCAACGACTACCGGTATATTGTCCGCTAAGGGATTGTTGTCAGTAACCGTAAATGCGAGTGCTAATCTTACAGGCTCACTGACAAGTGATGCAATGATAGGCATAATTAATAACATCGCTACTGTAAGCGCTATTATCAAGGGTAAAACAAGCCTTTCAGCCAATTCAAATGCAAGTGCAAGTACCTCTGGAATCTTAAAAGGTAAAACATCGCTTTCAGCAGTTTCAAATGGCGTAGCGAGTTTATTTGGATTGCTTAATTCAAATCTTCAGGGAAGTGTAGTAGTCAATACCACTACAATAACTTTTGGAACCTTGCAAGCAAAAGGGCAGTTGATCGGGTTGATTTTCAACCAATCAACCGAACAAGGTATTTTAAGCGCCAAAGCTTCTTTGGTTGGAACTATAAATAATGCAAGTACAGAAACAGGTATTATCCTTGCCAAAGGAAGTTTATCGGGCCAAATAAACAATTTAGCCACAATGCAAGGTGTCCTTGTTTCGGATGCTATGTTTGGTGTAAGCAATGGAAGCGTTTCAACATCAGGTGTTCTTAAAGGTAAAGGAAGTCTGGCAAGTACGGTAAACAATATTGCAACAACATCTGGCCTGTTAAATTCAAATTTACAAGGCTCTGTAATAGTGAATACCACAACGATCACTATTGCCACACTATCAGCTCGCGGTTCACTTATAAGTGAAATTACAAATACAACCACTACGCAAGGTATTATTCGTGCTAAAGGTACGTTGAGTGCAAGCGTTAATGGAACATCGTCAGTATCAGCAACTATCAAAGGATTAGGAGTCAGCAACGGAACGGCCAATGGTGCCACAACAGCCTCCGGAGTACTCTTAGCAAAAGGATCACTGAACGCAACCATTAACGCTTTTGGCTCAACAACGGGAACTATAGGTTCCGGTGCTATGGCAGGTTCCGCAAATGGAACAACAACATTATCTGGACTTCTTAATTCAAATTTGCAAGGTTCGGTAATTGTAAATACTACTACAAATACCATTGCAGTTCTAACAGCTAAAGGAAAACTTATAGGCCTTAGTAATGCCTTAGTAATTACAATAGGTATCATTGGTTCCAAACGGTTCGCTATTGGACAGTCTAATGGACAATCTACTGTACAAGGTATTTTAAGCAGCGATGCAATGATTGGAATCACTAATGCTGTATCAACAGTTATTGGAGTTCTTAAAGCTGTAGGAAAATTAATTGGAATAATCAGTTCATTAAGTTCATTGTCAAATAATGAACTTAAAGGAAAAGCAAATATAGCTGGTGTTATCAGCTCACAAACTACGACAAGCTCATTACTAAAAGGTAAAGGATTATTATTGGGCGAATCGAATGGTGTTATAACGGTCAGCGCTTCTCTACTCTCTAAAGGATCGTTGGCCGGAAACACTTTATCACAATCTATTTTATCAGGAACCCTAACGGCTGATGGAATACTAACAGGAAACTCTGAGGGAGTAGCTTTATTAAGCGGAACATTGACAAGCGATGAAATGAACGCGGTGTCAAATGGAAGTTCGTTCACTGAGGGTATTTTAACGGCCATAGGTTCTTTATCTGGACAGTCAAATGGAAGTTCAATAGCTATTGGCGTAAATATTCAAATCTCACTTATAGAGGGCGCTTCTAACGGACTTTCTTTATTAAATGGTATTGTATCAACCATAGGACATTTAAACGGTTCTACGGATGGTGTAACAGATATTACAGGTAAACTTGTACCAGACTACATTGTTAATGAAAAATGTTTAATTGATGTTAGATTTGTTGATAAAAATTTCAATGTAATATACGTTGACTCGACAAATCAGGTCAATTATAAAGACATTTTGTATAACGTAAACTACGTAAATACTGACTATATCGTTACTTATACAAATAAAAATTATTATGTAAATTATCACTGTAAAAAATAGAAATCATGAACAATAAAATTATCAGAATAAACAGAGATGTAAGTGACTTAAAGTTCGCTATAAAATTTCCAAAAGGGAAAACAATTTCCGATGTGGAAGATATTATATTCTTGGTTAAATCCGAAGAGCAAACACCTCTTATAAATGCTTTAATATCAAAACTTAAATCTACTTCAAAAATTGAACTTATAAGCCCTAATATGGCAGTAGTTTTGTTTGAAGTAGCAGATTACGATAACCTTGAAATAGGCGTACTTTACAAAGCCGCGCTATTTTGCAAATGGACAGGAAAAAGTGATTTCGATGAAAATGTAGAGCAGTTGTTCGATTTCCAATTAGTACAGAATTTCCACAATAATAATTAATTAATATATAACAAAAAAATGAAAAAGATAGACACTATCCTAAATAAGATTATAAGTCGGAAGCTGATGGCTTGGGTTGTTGCTACGATACTCGTAGTGTTCGGTAAAATAGACGGACAGGAATGGATGGTCGTGACCTCATTCTACTTAGTAGTTCAGGGAGTGGTAGATGCTAAAAGTTTCATACAATCCTATTTCTCTAAATCGTCAAGTATTGCCAGCAGTACTGTATTTGATGTTAATACTCCTGTATCATGAGCGATTCACATATAATTATAGAAACAATAAAATCAAATTGGATACAGCTTGGCGTTTTCGGAATGGGATTGCTTGGCTATTTTATAGGATATCAGTCGCGCAAGGATACTCACAGTATAGCAAAAGCTCAAAAGTTTAATATTGATGTGGACACTTTAAATGACAGTTTCGACCTTTCTCAAAAACTCTTAAAGAGTTTGAGAGAACAACTTGACAATACTCAAGAAATGCTTGACAAGGCGAATAAAGCTTATAAGTTACTTGAATTAGAATTGATAAATGCAAGAGAAATTAACAAACTTCATGAACTTAAAATAGCAGCTCTTAAAAAAGAGAACAGAGAATTGTTGCTTGAAATCAATACTTGTCCTATGGAATGTAACTTTAAAAAGAAAATCATTAAAACAACAACAGATGGTACCTATAATTAAAATACAAAGATATTGGCAAGATAGCAAGCAGACTCTTGGCAATTGTACTGTACTTGGAAACAATGATATTGTACTTTATTCAGGAATATCACTTGAAAGAGGGTGGATGAATAACCAGCAAGGTATTAGTTGTATTCCAAAGGCTACAGCACCTTATTCGGTAGAACTTGAAATGTCAAGCAGGTTTAAAAAAGACTTGTGGGAAATCAAAGGTGTTCCTAACAGAAGTGAATGTAAGTTCCATGCGGCTAACTATTGGCATCAGCTTAACGGTTGTGTGGCTTTGGGAATGGCATTGGCTGACATAAACAAAGATGGCTATCTTGATGTAACAAGTAGTGGTCTTGCGATGAAAGCTTTCCACAAGGCTTTAAATGGCTACAAGAAAGCCATATTGATAATCACAGGTAAACCCGGTATTTTGTAATGGTACTTGCGTTTAAAAATCAGATGGAAAAAGTACTTGTGCTGACAATTTTAGCACTACTTGCTGTTACTATATTCCAATGGTTTTCTACCGATGATCTAAGAGACCAGGTTAAAACCAACGAAAGAAGAAACAAGGAACTAAAGGTCGCTAATAAGGACCTTGAAGAGCTGATACAAATCACTCAAGACCAAAAAATAGAACTGTACAAAAAGATTGACAGCGTAGAGAAACAAGAAGAATTTTATAAAACCAAATACCTTATCACTGATGGAAAGCTTAAAAAAGTACTTAATGATTATCGTAATGCTGATAATGCTACCAAAAATAGGTTATTCACAGACGCTATCAATAACTGAAACGCAACGCGACAGTATCTACAGTAAAATTGAAAGAGGAAAAGTGAATGCTGAAAGAGTGGTTCATTTAAAAGCTGCCTTAGTTCAGTGTGATGTTTCAAAGAAACTTAAAGATGATTTATCTTTGCTTCAGGAAAAGCAATTGTCAGATAAAGATAAGATTATTGCAAACAATAATGAAGCCATTAAAAATCTTGAGGACAGTATGAAAGCCGAAAAGAAACGAGCAAGAAAGAAAGGCTTTTGGGGATTTATAAAAGGCATAGCGGTTGGAGCCGCAATAACAACAGTAGGAATTATAAGTTTATAGATTATGGCAATCACCAAATTCAAAATCACAAGGGCACCAAATAGAGCCACGCTTAATATTTTAGGTGTGGCATTTGTGCTTAATCAGGAGTACAGTATTTTTAATCAGAATTCGATGACTGTAGAGGCTTTGGAAAGAGGTGTTTCTTATGATGACTTTGGTTTCAAGCTTGGCAATGAGAACGGAATATGGAGTCCAGAATATAAGTGTACCATAAATGCACAAGTAAATACAGGAACTCCTATCTCTGTAAGTTTTGAAGTTGACACAACACTTTATCATGAGCTTGATATTACCAATGACTTTATTTTTGACAATAATACAGATAGAGTTTGGATTACAGCAATGACTCCGGGAAAAGGAACGTTAACAGTTAATGGTAATCCGGTTATATTTTTCAAACCTTACAGGCTATATCTTTTCAAAGAAGTAAAGTTTATAGCGTATGATAATATTTATTCTCAAAACTCAACTGCTGTCATTTCTTTTCGTGTAGGTAATGATACAGCGATTGAACCAATAGTTTATACAGTGACTTTAAAAGCAACATCAAATATTGCTTCAACTATAGAATGTATTGCAGAAACAACAGGAATACTTTAAAAAATAGATTATGGATTTAAACTTTGATCAACTCCATTTGTTTGTTGAGGGAATGAAAAATTCCAGAGTTCAGGAAGCTGAGGAAAACAACTCTTATGAGTATGGACTTAACGGAAGATTATATTCCAAAGATGGGAAGCTTGCTTACTCCTCAATTCAGGGAACAGTAAGTATTTACAACAATGACAAAATCGTAAAGTATCTTGGTTACTATGCTTTTGCAGATGCGCTTATAATATTTGTAAAGTATAATCAAAAAGGTGCTGGACTTGGAACAACAAATGTTGTCAGTGAAGTAATACTTGGAGGAAATGTAACTATTAATATTCCTTTTGGCCAAACACAACATAATTTCACTAATGAACTTTCAGTAAATGGTACTGAAGAAACCACAACCATTGCCGTTGTAGATACGCCAGAACCAGAGCAACCTTTACTTGATAGTTATGATGTTCTTGAATCGATACAAACACTTGATTTAAGCGAATATTACAGACTTTCAGGACAATCTATTATTGGTTACGAACAATGCGATATAGGTGGTTTAAATCAAGTTCCTGAGTACAATAAAGAATATGCTGATGCTATCATTGTTTTAACCAACAATGGCTATCATGCATTTAATGATTGGCTTGCTTGGGTAGGGAATATGAATTGGGATATCAACAGAAAGATAACTACAGCCGGAATAGATGAAAATGCTTATTACAAACGTATATATTTTACAGACAACTTAAATCCTTTTCGTGTATTAAATCTTAGGGATGACAGACTTTGGTATCGTACAGCTGAAGAATTTTCTGTTAGCCAGGATGCAACATTATTGCAACCAAGAATCAAAGAAATAAAAGATGGAGGTTCTATTAAAGCTATGTCGGTTCAGTATGCTTATATATTGATTACAGACAATGGACAGGTTACAAGTTTCTCCCCATATTCACCAATAACATATATCCTTAAAGATGATAATGGAGCTGACTTTGAAGGAGGTGATATAGGAGAACAAACTTCAAAAATGGTAGTTATACAATGTCCTATCGTATCTCTTCTTTTTAAAGAAATCCAATGTATCGCTATTGAATATGAAGCTGACACTATTCCTACGGCTATCCGTAATTTAGGTAAAAAAGATGTATCAGGTATTGTGGAATTTGTGCATACAGGTAATGAACAAGAATTTGACACTTCTTTTACTATAGAGGATATTATTGAAACTCGTCATATCTGGACTTACTGTAATGATATTACTACCAAAAACAATAAACTGATTGCTGCAGGACTTCGCAATAAGCCTTATGCAGTTCAGGAAAAATATGTAGAAGATTTATTCTTACTTAAAGGATGGTCAGTGGCTGGAGTAACTCACAATTCTCTTATCAATCCTACTCCATCGCTTTACAAGTATTTCGATCCGCTAAATACAGAACCTTGGGTTTATGTGAAAAAGCAATTGTACAAACGTTTTCTGTTTTTTGGAAACGCAACGTTGACCTTAAACAATAGAAACAATCCTAATGAAAAACGGAGTATTTCTTTTGAAAGCAGTTCCGACCAATACATAGATTATATTGACCAAATTGCTGAATGGGCAATAGCCATTGATCTTGTAGGTTTTGACAATCTTAAAATCAGAAGATCGGATAACAATATTCTCTTTTACCCGGAAAACGATTTACTTCAAACGGATATGTCCGATTACTATTTTACAACTTCTATATCTCAAGTGATTATAGATTTTGAAAATGAATACGGAATACTCACTCCTACAGTAAATAATGTACAACTTATCTATGGTGCCCAAAGCGTAGGCTTTAATAAAGGCACCGGAGTAAGAATCAGCTGGGAAGAAAAGAAAGAACCTGTAATGGATAAAGCCCCTGAAATTTATAATGGAGGTCCTGTTCTAAACTTGCTTACACCAACATTAAAAAAGACTTTTGTAAAAGGAGAAATCTACCGACTGTCAATACAGTTTTTCAAAAGTGGTTCACCACTATTTGCTATTGTGCTTGGCGATGTGCAAACACCTGAAATTGGAGATATTCCTAAGTTTATTGACAATGATGGAAATATCGCTATAGGAGAAGAACTATATGCCAACCAATCTGTAGAGAACAATCAGTTAATGGCCCACAGACTTGAAATGAGGGTTGAGGTTCGCGTTCCTTGTCAGTTTAAGGACTATGTAGACTCTTATCAAATACAGTACGTTGAGAGGACTGAAAACAACAGAACAATATTGGCTCAAGGTATTTCTGCGCCAGCGATAAGACTTAACAAGTTTACACCTTCAAGTAAAAGTGGTTCAGCTTATGCCGCTAATGTTTTTGATAAATGGACACTTCCTTTTAATGGTGGCCCTTTGTATTCTGTAAATGGACTTATAGCTTATGACGAACAAGGAGAAAACTATGAAACGGATTTAAGAGTTGAATGGGGATATAGCGATACTATAAAAAAAGCTTCAGTGTTCAATAGAGAAATTGTCCACAGAAAAATGTTTTATTTTGACAGTCCTGATTTAATTTACGGAAGAGTGTCTGATGTAAACATAGCCAATGCTACGGCTAAAGTTATTGGAAGAGTAAATACAGACCATACTCAAAATATGATAAGAGATCGTGTTCCTGAAGATAAGATTCATGAAAACTATTTTCTTACAGAGGCTGAATTTATAAGTATTCTAACAGGACAAGCCACAACGTATGTTGGCTACAAAACAGCTTCATTTTCAAGAAAAATAGGATTTAAAAACCTTGCCGGAACAGAAGATGCAAAACCTTATTACAGCAATATAAGTGTGTTTTCAGAATTCACGCATTTAAACATATCATCACCTATAAGCAAATCCTCAAAATTACTTACAAAAGGTCAGCTTATACCCAGCCTTGTGCTTGGAACAAATTATGAGTTTTCAAACAATGCTTTAACATTATTTGCACAACATGCTTATAACAGCAGTTTATGGCTTGGTGCTATTTATATTCAGCAAGACGGACTCTTCCAAAGAGAAGGTGATATTTACGCTTCGGAAACAGCACAATCAGCAAATGCAAGTCCTGGTTATTCAACAGTAATTTTAAGAACTGACGACAATATTTTTACAGATGAGTTCATTGGAAACCATAGACAAAATCCTATTATTTCAGCACCACATACAAACGATGGAACAGCAATTCTTGTAGACATAAATAAAAACTTTGTCAAAACAGGAGTTCCTAATACTGATGCGCATGCCATTATAAATCTAAAGATGAATAATGAAAATAGTGTGTATGGTGGTCGTGGTAAATATGCTTACTCAAAAAATGTATTTATGCCACTTGGAAAAGTTATTCCAATGGAAGGTTCTCAAGGAGATACACAATCGCAGATATTTAATTGTGAAGGAGATTTCTTTACCTCTTTATTTTTAAGAACTAAGAATGACTTCTCAGAAATGAGAGAGCTTGAACAAACTACAATGCACCAAAGAATAGAGTTAAAAGCTAAAAACTCTATTACAGATTATAACAGAGGTAATGGATGGGCATATGCTGTAATCCTTGAAACAGAAATTGAATCACGTCTTACTGATCAATATCGTTTTTACAAATCGGATGGTGCAATAGATTTCAGTGTGGATATTCAGGAAACTATAAATTCAGCATATTTCAAAAAGGATAATTTAAGAATCTACTCACCGGTTCCTTACAACTTTAAAGACGATCCTTTAATGATAAATATGCTTTCCGCTTCAAAAACAAAACTCAGTGGAGATTATATTGATGCCTGGACAACTTTTATTCTTAATGAATTTTATGAGCTTGAAAAGTCTAAGGGTATCATCACAAATATTACCAATTGGGAAGATCAGTTATTAGCCATTCAGGAAAGAGAAACCTCTCAGGTAAATATTGATACTACGGATTTTGTGACTACTCAAGGTGGAGAAGAAGTTGCTATCAAAAAAGGTGATGGGAGAACATTTACCTCACATAAAAAACTAAGTGACTTTGGAACTTCCATAAGAAGAGCATTGGCACAAGGAGAATTTGGTATTTGCTTTGTCGATGAATACAATAAAGCTTTTGTAAAATTCGGAGAGTCTTTAAGTTTACCATTGGAAATTCAAATGAAACTTAGAGAGTTATTTGAATACAATAAAATTATCGACACAGAAGGCTACTATGACGTTAAATACAAAGAAACGAACATTCGTGTAAGAACAGAGCAAGGCATTACTTATATGCTTTCCTACAATGAGCTATTACAAAAGTTCAACGGATGGATAGCTTATGACAATGATATCTATATGATGTATGACAAAAGGGTGTTTGCACCTACTTGTCATGCAGTGAATATTACCGTTACTTGCGCTCAAATCACAAGTCCTTTAACTGCAAACTATCAGATAGGAAGTTACTTTGAATATCAAATTTCAGCCACTAACAACCCTGTATTTTATAACGCTATAGATTTACCTTCCGGACTTACTATAAATAAGTCTACAGGTCTTATTTCAGGTTATTTGAATACTGCTGGAGTTTACTTAATAACCATATATGCTGACAATGATGTTTGCGGAGATACAGTTACTTTAACAGTTGATGCTGTAGATGCCGATCTTTCTAATAAGCCTGACAATAATGGTATTCCAAATATAACGGCTGACGGAACTGCTACTGTAACAGGAACTCTTACAGCTTGGTTTAACGCACCTCTTGAAGGAGTGAGTAATGGTAGCACAACATTGTTTGCGCCATCGCTTACCGGAACTAATGTTACTTCAGGAACTTCTAACGGTTCTTCAAGTACTAACGGTAAAATGGGTGACAATATTTATGGCGTTTCAAATAGTTTTTCTCAACCACTTGGAATTGTAAAACAACCTATGTACTTTGATAATTACATAACCTCTTTAGAGGGAACTCCAGATTGTAAATTGGTGGTTTACGGAGAGTTTGATAACTACAATTTAGAACCTGCAAAACGACTTGCTAAAATAGAATTGTCAGGACTTCAAAATCAAGAATTCAAGACAAACATTGGAACATCTACGCCTGTAACCGTATATTCACATACGGGAGCTTGGGTTGATCCTTATGGTTATGTCCATGTAACGGGAGTTTATAATACCTTTAATGGCCTTACAGCCAATCATTACATAAAATTAAATTCTAATGGTACTAAAAATACACAAATGGTATTGGGTACTGGATTTAGTTGGTTTACAACAATGGCTTATGTAGGAGAGTCTGAAAAAGCTATTTATGTTCCCGGTATCTTTACAACGTGGAAAGGTTCCTCTGCTGTTCAGCTTGCCAAATTAACGCCTGATGGAGATAAAGCTTTTGGCTTTAATTCTGGTTCTGGTGGTGGAACTACTGCAATACAAGTTCTAAATTGGGATGAAAGCAATATTTTAGTTCATGGATATTTTGGTTCATGGAATGGTGTTGCAAGAAACCATTTAGTTGTACTTAACAAACAATCGGGTACTATTAATTATAGTTTTAATACAGGAGTAGGACCATCACCAGCTTGGAATGAAAAACCAATGAAAGGGGTTATGGATACTCTTAACGGAAACAAACTTTTAATAACAGGTATGTTTACCTCTTGGCATGGTGTTTCAAGGAATTATATAGCACGTATCAATCGTGATGGAAGTCTTGATGAAACTTATAATGTAGGAACAGGTTTCAATAATACCTATCAAAGTGTTACAGAAAACATAGAACATCATTTAGTTGCTGTTTATTATGATAAAGATTACGGGAAATTAGTTGTTGGAGGTATTTTTAATACCTATAATGGAATTTCTGTACCTCCGCTTGTAAGGCTAAATTCAGATGGTTCTTTAGATAATACTTTTAATTACAACCTACCTGATTTTGGAACTGTTGTAGGAATAACTAAAATAGGAGATTATTATTTTGCCGGGGTAACATTACAAAATAATGTGGTACCGAGTTCACGTGTGTATTTGGTAAAAATAGATGCACTTACAGGGGATGCTCATACACTTATGAATTTGGAAAATGACCAAACAACTCCTTGTAGTGGACGTGTTCCGGCTTACTCTAATGCTGGCGCAAGTCTTATAGGCATAATGAAAGGCTATGGAGCCCTTAGCGGAGTTTCCAATACTTCTATGACTGTAGTGGGTGTTATGAGAAGAAAAGGCTTAATATTGGCTACAATTGAAGATAACGCAACGGTTACGGGAGTAATAAAAGGTAAAGGAAGAATACTTGGTGTTGCTTCAGGTTCTGCAACCACAGTATCAGTGTTAACAGGAAGAGCAATAGGAATTCTTTCAGCCAACATAACAGGATCAAGTATGCCTTTAGGTACTATTACAGTAGTGGCGTATGTTGCTCAAATAATAGCAACAGCTAATGGTACTGCTGATAATGTTTCAGTATATCAACCTATATCTGATGTTAATATTGATTTTGCTTCATACAATACAAATACTACTTCTCCTACGCTACCGAGATATGGAACTTTAGAAAATGTAGATGGCAAAAAAGTATTGGCTATTGAATTTTATGTAACGAGATATGGAAGTCCTGATCATGATATTTATTGCTTTGTAGCATCAAGAAATAATGGAAATCATTTACCAGCACATAAAATTTTAGAAAGCCCTACAGTATATCAAGCTTCTAATATCTCTTCTTATGATAGTGTATGGCTTAAATTTGAATTACCAGAATGGTCTTTTGATGTAAGTCAAGTAGTTCTAAATCAAGTATGGTATTTTATAGGCTTTGACAGAAATGTTGTTTTAAGAAATACAAGCAATTACATGAGAGTATATTACAAAACTCCCGGTAACATGGTAGATACTTATTATGTAGATGCTTTAAGTCAATATTCATCTTATTCCGCATTAATGAATGGCCATATGGCAATAAAACTTCATACGCTTGAGCATAACCAGCCAAGACTATTAGGTATCGGAAATAATAATGGCGAATTGGTAGGGGCTTCTAATTCAACAACAGTTCATAATTTCTCATTTATTGATGCTGAAACAATACCTTATCATCACCCAATGTGGAGAAGAAGTTCTATCTATCCTACGGAAACAATGTTTGGTACAGGTGGTGTATTTGGTTATTATAGTGATAGTTCTAAATTAGCAATAACAACAGTAAGAGTCTGGCTTAAAAAGTTTGGCATACCTGATTTTAATGTGAAATGTCGTTTATATAAAGTAGTAGTTACTGTTGGTTATCAAATTGTTGAAATATACGAGGAATCAATTACAGTTATACACTCTTCAACAATAACAGAAGGATGGTATGAATTCTCATTTATAGGTAAAGCTTATGATAAACCTTGCTTTATGATTTTCTTTGACAATATAGTAACCAAAAATTCCACTAATTTCATTGGAGTAGCAGCGATAGATAATTATTTTATAGATGATGGTGCTGTTCCTATAACAGGAATAAATAAATGGGATATTAATCCTCTTGTTATGACAAATTCTACAACTATAGGACAAACTAATAATGGTTGTTTTTTCGATATAGATTATCATACTGCAGCTAAAGGAACATTAACCATACTTCCTGTACCTGTAAAAACAATATGGCTTTCTACAATATCAACATCAGCTACGTGGTCACCTCCAAATATCACTAATACAGTTGGAACATTAACTTGGGATGTTACAGGTGATATCACGCCAACTTCTCAAAATGTAAATGATCCGACTTTTAATTTAAGTGCGAATACAGGAACTGTGAATATGGCTGCTTATGATGTAAGTAATTTGATACAATTGACATTAAATTCATTAAACCTATCAATGTTAAATGTTAGTGAAAATGATGCCTTACTCGAATTATTGTGTTATTCAAATTCATTAACTACGTTAGACGTAACGGCAAATACTGCAATGACTAATTTATGGTGTCATTCAAATTTATTAACTACGTTAGATATAAGCCAAAATATTAATTTAGATCAATTGTTTTGTTATTCAAACTCGTTAATCACTTTAGATATAAGTACAAATACTGAATTGGGAATATTATATTGTCAATTTAATAATTTTTCTGAAACTGTTACTAATTCTATATTAGCTTCATTAGTATCACATGGATTAACTGGCGGTATTTTACGTTACAGAAATAATGAAACAGGACAAGGGGTAACTGACAGAGCAACGTTAGTTTCAAGAGGATGGATTATAACAAATTACGCAACATAAAAATAACATTATGGACGATATCATATTTGATAACTTTATCTTCGAGGTAATAGAACCAGGAGGCGTAAGTACTGAAGGAACCAATTTAGGAGAACCTTATAGTAAGGCTACTGTAATCTTTAATGCGATACCAAGTGCTTATAGTGCTTTAAGTATTAAGTTTAGAGAAGATCCTTTTCCTATAGCCATCTACGAACAGTTCCAAGCTGTAAGATATGCTACAGGAGGACAGATAAATCCTACGATATATCACTCTACAAAACTATCGACAACTACCAAAGAAGTTCAAGCCTATAACTATTATATGGCGCTTATTGGTGGTAACCACATAAACGATGAGGGTGATTTGGTCAAAGATGGTATCAGAGACCTTTTTAATGTGGTTTACGTTCCCGGAACAAACTATGTTACTATTACAGCTTTAACTCCTTGCGTAAAATTTGAAACATTATTAAGTCCAAATCCCTATAGTCCAATTCCATCAGGCTATCTTGAATACACTATCAGTTCTTCAAGTATGTATCAACAAGTGGTTACTTATATAGATGAATTAGGTGACGCTCAGGAAATTCGCGTAGGTGGTGTTGGTGGATATGACCAGCAAAGCTTTATTGCTTTAATAGGAAGTGTTAATGTAACCGGTTCGGAATATGATTTAACACAATCTCCTTCAACAGAAGTTGTAACAGTAAACTACGAAAATCAGGACTGTTCTGAGCCACTTCCTTCTTTAACAGGAACGATGACATTGGCACCAGCTGTAGCTTCGTGTACACACGTTAAAGTAAGTATGCTTACAAGCAGAGTTCTTACAGATATCAAAACGCCTGTAGCTGTATATCCAAATGCTGACAATCCATTTGAATTTGATGTGCTAAGAGGAAACTTGCTTACCAATTTCTCAGGTGCGGAAGTTCAAAATGGACCACTGTTCTCAAAACAGTTTTACTCCCCGGCTATTTTAGATGTGAATAAGTTTGTTGTTTCTATTACCAATAAGTCAAATTCAGCAACTATAATAGTCACAAACAGTATTGTCCAATCTATACATTATCCTTTGGTATTTCAATATAAGATAGGAATAGGCCAATGGACCTCACAGAGCAGTTTTGACGTTCCTTTAGGTGCAAGCTATACATTGTATGTAAAAGATCAGTATGGATGCCAGATTTCAACACCATTTACAGTAACAGGATATCAAGATGTAAACACTACTGTTATTCAGAAAACGTTCTGTGGAGACCTTCATGAATTAAATGTAGGAAAATTCCTAAATTTGTTCGGTAAACAACATACAATGAAATTGGGTTTTGTTTGCAACGCAAGTGCGAAAGACGTTAAAATCTTTAAACATATACAAATGTTATTGAACGTGAAGTATGCCGTAAAAAACATTAATGTTAAAACCTCAAGAGATCAGGAAAGATTTATTCCAGGTGAACACTTGAATTACAGAATACGAGAAGGACAACATTCAGTACCTTTGAAAAATCCAAGAGATTATGATGACCTTAGAGGTAATTGGTCCTACCTTGAAATTGAAATAGAATCTATTAACAACAGTAAGGTTGATTTATTTTCAGTAATGATGTACTTACGCAAAAGCACTATATAATGAGCCGAGAACTAAACATCTTTAATCAAACAAAGCCTGTAAAGACAAATCTTAAAGATAACCTTTGGGGCGGAGTAAACGCTTATGAGCAATTAGTTAAAAGTCAAACAACAGTTTTACCTCATGAGAAGATAATAAATAACTTTAATGAAACGCAAGATAAAATACTTGCTGATATAACTGATAAAACAGACAAACTTTCAGACAAGCTTTTAAATGGAACAGAAGAAATTTCTCCATTAGGAAAAAGTTTTATCGGTGCTGGTGCGGATGCTTTAGGACAGCTTCCAGGAATTATCAATAACTTTTCATCTAAAGCTCAAAGTTCTCAGGAAGCAACAGGTAAAGTTTTAAATATGACCGCATCAGGGGCTAAGATAGGTGCCAACTTTGGACCATGGGGAGCAGCTGCAGGTGCAGTAGTAGGTGCTGGTGCTGGTTTCATTCAAAATGAGGGATGGCGTGGAGAAATGACAGAAGAAGCTGACAAGCAACTTGCCATAACTCAAGAGACAAATAGAAAAGAGTTAATCGACAGTTATATCAATCAGCATTCATCCCAACAAATTGAAGCTCAAAAGAATTTATTATCTTCGACATTAGGTTACACAACTCAAATAGGATAAAGCCATGCCAACGGAAAAAAACAAAAAAACAGGATTGAATAAAACCGAGATTATCATAGAAAATATGAAACGCGGTTTTGATGGATTGGAGTCACAAACCTATCAGGATTATAATGTGACTACAGGTGCTATGGGATTTTATCAATATGTTCCTTCGCAATGGTTAAAACAAATGAAAGAATTTGCTAAAAAGAATGAATTCTTAATGAACCCAAATGATATTCCTGCAGAAGCACAATGGGAGAAAGATAGATATCAAAAAGATGCTAATGGGAAATACATAACAAAAGATGGAAAAAAAGTTCCTTTAACTATAGAGCAAGGTCAAATTTACTTTTCTAAAATACTTGAGAATAAAGCTTTTCAAGATGAGTTTTTTAAGTATGATATGACAGCACTTAATAAAATGAATCAAGCAAAAGAACTTTATAATAAGTATGCAGACAGTACAGGATATTCTTTAGAAGGATTTGTCGGTGCTGTTCACTACTTAGGTATAGGAGGCGCAAAAGAATTGCTTAAAAAAGCTCAAAATGATCCATCAGTACTTGATAAAAGAACTAATTTCAATAACAAGAAATCTTTAAATGAATATGCTACTGAAGTAACCACAAATATTCAAAATAGAGCTGGAGTTCCTTCAAGAGATAAAGGTTATGATGTTAATGGAGATCCAATAAAAGGTTCTAATGCTAAAATGACAGCTTTTAAAGAGCAATATCAAAAGATAAAAAATTCAAGTCTTAGTGATGCCGCAAGAGAGCAATCTTATACAAATCTTTTTAATGCTGTAGGTTCTGCAGGCTATCAAAAAGAAATGGACCAATTTATTGTTGAAGATGATCAAAATCTTTTAAAAGAACAAAAAGATTTTCAAGAAGGAAAAGATGATGGTAGTTTTATTCACAAAATTATTCAAGATCCTTCCAATACATTAAAATTAAATAAAGATGGTTCTTATGAGATACATCTAAATGGAGAAAATAGAGAGGATGAATGGTTAAGAGCTAAAAAGTTAGACGATAAAAATCTTGTAACCGGATTTTCATCTTCAACTACTCCCGGAAATGATCTAATTATGGGAACTAAAAATGCTGTAGTTGGTGCTGGAAAATTAATTAAAGATGCTGGTTATTTTATAGATGATGCTGTAGAATTTATGATTGATCCAATTGGAGCAACAGCAGAAAGAAGTGCCAGACTAAAAGAAGAAGCTAATAAAAAATCTGAAACAGCTAAAGCTCAAACTTATATTATTAAAGGAAAAAGTGCAGCTAATCTTTTTACTACGGCAAATAATAAAATAAAAAAAATTACAGGAGGAGAGGGTGTTTATTTTGAAAAAGATGAACAAGGAAAAAGCATACTTAAATCTCCAATAATTTATAAGAAAGATGCTCAAGCTATAAATGAAATTATTAAAAATACATCTGTTAAAACAGAACCTATTGATTGGACACAATACGACAAAACAATAATTCCAAAAGCTACAGATTTAGAAACTACAACCTCAACTTCTGATAAAAAAACAGATGAAACAAGTACAACCAAAACAGAAATAGATCCTTCTAAAATCAAAAGGTTAAATGAAGAAGCTGATTCTTATTTCAATCGTTTTAAAGATGTTCAGGAAATGGATATTCCTGATGTTTGGAAATACGATGTTAAGAATTACAAAAGAGAAATGCCTTGGGAAGCTTTGAGTTATGGTGCTATGGGCCTTATTGGTATGGGCGATGCTAAAACACCATTACCAGAACGTACAGATGAGATTTCAGGAGCTATTTTATCTTATACTAACAATCTGAAAAGAATGTCAGAAATGGGCTTAAAACCTGAAGAGGAAGCCAAACTTAAAGATGACTTAGCCGGCGCTTATCAGGAAAGTCTTGATAATCTTGTAAGAGCTTCCAATGGTAACAGAAATGTTGTTCTTGGAAATATGGGTACTCTTAATAAAAACCGATTAGACGCTATTGGTAATATGGCTATGATGGATGTAATGAAGAAAGATGCGGCCTATGAAAAATATGGCAAAGCATTGGAGTATGTTCAAAACTTCAATACCACAAAAGCTATGGACAACCATAAAATTAAGTTGGATGCCGCCAAAGAGAAACGAGCTGCAGGTGCCGCATTAGCATCTACAGGTTTTGCTTCTATGCTTGCGGAACTTCAACATCAAAAAGACAATGGTCCAGGTTCTATGAATCACCAATATATGAAGTCTATGATGGTGCATCTTACAGGTATTGACTCAGATATTATAGACAAAGGTGATGGTTCACAACCATTCACTCTAAGTAACAACAAAAAACTTAAAGCTGAAGCTTTCGCCAAAACCAATGCTTTAATACAAACGCGTGATAAAGAACAATTAAATCGTGATACTTGGGCGGCCAAACCTGAAGCTGAAAAGAATAAATACGAAAACTATATTCAGTTTGTTAATGAACAAAACAAACCAGATGAAGCACGACCTAATCCTTTTACAAAATTATATGAACAAATGAAGCCAGTAAATTATGTAGAAAGATATGATCCAACACAAGAACAGGTAGAAGTTCCAAAACAAGAGTCTGTATATCCATTAGATGAACAGTTCCCATACTTTAATAACACAATAAAATAACTAACCATGCCAGAAGGATTAAGTTCAGCCGGATTAATAGGGTTAACCCAAAGAACCGATAAAAGAGCGCAGACACAGCAAGATTTAGCCACAATGGAGAAGATGCTCCTGATGAAAAAAGATCAGGAAGCAGAGGAACAGAAAGCGGCTTTAGCGGAACAGTCTTACTATGACCGTATCAGGGCAGAGGCTGACAAGATGCTTGTAGGTGATCGAAAGAAAATTAACGAAAGAAGCAAGAATATTCAACAGCAAATCAGAACGCAAATTAAAGCCTTTGGAGGCTCTAAAGCTAAATTCATGGCTAATGGTGGCTTGAGCTTAATTGGTGACTATACAAACGGTGTATTGGACTCAGAAGAGGTACAAACGTATCGTGATAACAAGACCAATCTTGAAAAGCTTCTGGACTTAAAAGAAAAAGGTATGGGCCACTTATTAGTTGCCGGAGATCAGGCATCTTTGGAAGATTACCAAAGAACAGGTTATGGCAGAATATCTTACAGTGGTGTTAAAAGTGATGTTGAACTTCCTCCTTCAAATCTATTCGACAGAGGAAAGATTGCTGGTGCTGCAGATATCTTAGGATTCAATAACAACAAAGCAAAAATACTTGGTAACTACGCACTTGACAATCCAAACAGAGATATGTCAAAAGTTACCACAGAAGAGTTATTGGAATACACAAAACAAAACTACAGACAGCTTGGAAGCTATGTAGATCCTTATGCACATCTTAAAGGAACCGGAAATACTTCAGGTGCTGATAAAACAGATAAACCTACTTATGATGCTACTTATGGTGGTGAATTAACACGAGTGTTTGGACCTTTAAACAAACCGGTATCATTTAAAGATATGTCTAAAGGTGTCCTTGAAGGAATTGATTACGGCAAAGATTTATTCGGTAACAAAGCATATAAAAAAGTAGCTCAGATAAACCAAACCATACTTGAGAAACTGAAATTTTGGGGTGATGACAATAACACTTATGTACCTCGTGGTGCTGTAGATTTAGGAATGAGTAAAGCAATGGATTTATTTAAGCTTCAAAATGGTGCTGATACATTCAATATTGAGAAAGGAATTATCACCATAGAAAATCCTGGATCTCTTGACGATATTTATCTTGCCAACGGAGAACCGTTAACGGCAGACCAAAAAGAAGATATGAAAAAAGGTGCTTACAAAATTGTAGGACATTGGGGAGGTTTTCAAGCTCAGTTATTGGATGGTCAAGAACGTATTGTTGTTGATGCCACTACAGAAGATGGAAAAATTGATAAAGAAAGAACAGACTCTTTATATCCAACTGAAGGAGGTGCTAAAGAACCAATGGGCAACAGAGCTATCTATATCACTTTAGAGGATGAAGAAGGCTTTAAATACTATCAAAAAGTACATCTTAAAGGTTCAGCACAAGTAAGTGAAATTAACGCTGCATTATCCGATAGAGGTGTGCTTACAGATGAATATCAGGAAGCCAAACAAAATGAAAATACTGAAAAGAAAATCGAAAATACCAGAGCTATACAAAAAATGGCTAAGGCAGAAATCGAAATTCCACATCAGACTTTTTCAAACAATGCAGCCTTTACAGAAAGAGTGGCAAAACTTAATAATTATAAAGGCACTGATAACAGAGCTAAAATTATGAAAGCGTTTTATACCACGATGTTTGATATAGCCACGCAAAGCAATCCTAATTTTGATTTTGACACTTACATAACTCAAGATCCATTTACAGGTTTTATAGGTTCTCTTGGACTTGATGAATATTTGACAGATCCAAAAACTACTGATGCTGAATTGATGCAAATGGCCATAGAGAAAATGTCCAAACAATCGCCTGGGGATGATGATGCCACTATTCAAAGGAATGTTGTTATTGGAACTAAAATGAAAAACTATTTAAACAAAGTTTATCTTAACAAAAAATAAAAGCCATGCCAGATTACACCCAATTTCTATACGACAGCTTACAACAAAAAGATCAGGCTTCAAATCAAAGAGAAGAACCGGGTATAGATCCAAACATTCCAAATCCTAATGAACCGGATCCATCTACTCAGATTTATACGCCAGAGAGCGCAAGAAAAATAAGTCCTGAGCAACAAGCTATAAATACTGAACAAGAAGCAGTACAAGAACAAGCTACCGTTGATGAATTATTTCGTCAGGAAAAACACGCTTATGGTGCTTCGCAAGATGTAGAGCTTGAAAACAATCCTTACACTTGGACACCTGAATATACCCAAAGAGGCTATATTGAGGAAGCGGGAGTAAGCCTTGCTCGTGGTTTCGGTAAGCACGTTATCGGTGGAACAGGGGATATGATACAACTTGTCAATGCTATAATTCCGGGGTGGGAATTAAGAGAAGGCAATATGTTATCTCGAGGGCTTCAAGATATTGGCAAGCAATATGAAGAGGAATATAAAGCTTATATGCCACCGGAAATCGCATCACCTGATTTTAGTGTTAAGACTTTTATGAATCCTAACTTTTGGACCAAACAAGTGATGGAATACATACCTCAACTTGTGGAAATGGTACTTATCTCAAGAGGAACTTCAAGCTTGGCTAAAGGTGCGGCACGTTCTACAGTAAAAGGGCTTACTGAAGGAATGAGCAAAGAAGCTATGGAACAAGCTGGAAAGAAAGTAATGGTTAACGAAAGTGAACGCGTACTTCAAGGGCTTGCCAAAAATTCAAGTGAAGTTCTTGGCCAAAGTTCTAAAGGATGGAGATCCGCTTTTATGACTACTGAAGGAGCCGCAACACAAGGACTTGAAACAGGCGCTGAAATGCTTGGCGGTGGTTTGGGAATGAACTTGGTTGCCGGATTACAAAACTCAGGTCAGCTTATCAATGAAATGAAAATGCTCAAAGATGATGAAGGCAATTTCCTTTATGATGAAAGCCAACTTGCTCAAATGGCAGCTACTACAATGACAGAGAACTTTAAGTACTTGCCTGTAGATATGCTTTCTTATGGACTTATCTATGCCAAACAATCAGGACAATTGGCTAAGATGATGAATCCTTTTGCCAAAGCCAAAGGTGGTAAAGCATTCTACAATGTAGGTGAACAAATGGCAGCCTCAAGTAAAAGCTTTACAGCTGAAATGAGACCTGTTATGGGTTTTATGGATAAAGTAGCTCTCAAAGCTGAAAAAGTTGGAGAGAAAGCTTTAAATACAGCAAGAACATTAGGAAAACCAGTATTTGAATCTTACGAAGAACAAATTCAGGAAACCTACGAAGAATGGGCTACTAAAAAAGCCAAACAGAAAGTTACCGGAGAAGATATGGGTTACAATAACTCTCTTAGTGGTTTCTATGATTTCTTTATGTCCAAAGAGAATGAAGCTACAAGAGCTATTGCTGGTGCTTTAGGTTTTGTTGGTGGTGCGGGTTCAAAGATAGCTGAAGCTTTCAATGCAAAAGCAGAGGCAAACTTTAAGAACTACAGTAAAGTTGAACTATTCAAACACGCTGCAACATCACAAGATGCTTTTGAAATGCAATCTGGATATCTTAAACAAGAGATTATAGATCAGCTTATGGATGGCAATATTGATACTGATGGTTTCTTAAATCAGTTAAAAGAGAATGGCGCTTTGAATGATGAACTTCATGCGCAATGGAAAGGTATTGCCAAAGAAATGAAAACCAAAAAAGAAACTGTTGATGCTATTGGTAACTTAAACAACCATGGTAAGATTGCTTTCCTTGAGCAAACATTTAATGAGCAAGTTGCCAAAGATGGATTGATATATGAGAAAGCCAAAAAGGATAAAAAAATTAAGGCTTTAAACGAACAATATAAAGGCAACGAGAACAATCCTACTTACAAGGAACAGATTAAAAAAACTGAACAAGCGTGGGTAGAATTAGAGGGTGCTTTAAACTTTCAGGCAGCTCAAGCCCAACATGGTGCTTTGAATATTTTATCAGGAGAAAAAGCTGATGTTACAAGAATCAAAAAAGTTCAAGACGATTATGGCAATACTGTAGCTGTTGCCCTTTCAGAGAAAGAGTATAACGACTACTACAACAAAACCAATGAGCAGGTTTATAAGGATGCCAGAGAGAAACGTTTTGACTACAAATCTCAACTTAAAAAATCAGGCAATGTTCTTAAAAACTTCTTTGACACCATTAAAGGCAAAGCTGAATCTCTTATCAATAAAGGTAAAGATGCCGTTAAGTCAGAACCTAAAGCAGAACCTGGTACCGAACCTAAAACGGAACCATCAGGAAATCCACATATGCAAGCTTACAGCGAGATTGTGAAATCAGATGCCGTAAGTAGCACCATTAAAAATAGTGACCAAAAAGGACTTGATGAAACCGCCAAAGCCGATCAGTTAACAACTACTATCAAAGAGATCGTAAATAGCGGTAAAACAGATCCTAACGATGTTGAGCAGTATATGAAGGATAAAGCCGGAACTGTAGCTCAAGCAGTATGGGCAACAAATCCTCAAGAGTTTGCTCAAATGGTTGAAGAGGTTAAGAAAGCAAAAGCTTTTAAAGCAGCTCAAAATAAAACTGAACCATCTACAGAACCACCTAAAGGACAAAAATCTGGAAGAGCCTATTTAGGAACTGATGAAGAATGGGAACAGGTAAAAGAAAAAACCAAAACCATTGTTAGCGAACTTAAAGCTAAAAGAAATGAATCAACAGGTCAGTTAGGTGAAACAGAAGCAAAAAGACTTTTTGATGAAAACAGAACCTTATTTGATTACCAA